TCCATAACTCGCCACAATAATTGCGTTGTTTTCATTTTCTGTAATACTCCTTATTGTTTCTCTATCTTTAGTTTCTGTACCACCATAAACGAAAAATAACTTTCGTGTGTGTGGGTCTAGTGTGTCACCTATGAGATCATGTAAAATCTTACCGTGTTTCTCTACATACTGAAATAAAACTAAAGTATTACCTGTTTGATCTTTTGTGAGGTTCTTTATGAAGTTATTTCTTTTTTGATGTGATACTATATAGTCCATTTCTTCTTGATAGGTTAAACCCTTAACATTGATACATTCTTCTTTTGCATACTTTAATATTAGACATTGTATATTTAAATCTGCAAGTTGTTTTTTATCTATCAATTCTCTTGTTGTAGTAACACTTGTAACAGGACCAAACAAACCTTCTAATACTAGTTTGTGTACTTTACTGTCATCAAGTGTACCTGTTGTACCTATACGATATTTCGCATTGACACAAGCACTCATAATTTTTTGCAATTCTTTAGATTTATATAAGTGTGCTTCATCACCTACAATACAATCAAACTGTTCAAAGTATTTCTTATCAAATGTTGCAAGAGATTGCCATGTAGATATAACAACAGGCTTACTGTCATCTATTTCATAACCGTAATATTTTCGTTGTACATATTTTTCTGCATCCCAACTATAATCCTGAAAGTCTTTATACATTTGTTCTACTAGTGAAGTTGTAGGTACAATCAATAAACTTCTTTTTTTTAATGTTGTCATCATTCGAATAATACAATAAATGATTAATGACTTACCTGAAGCAGTTGGTGATAATAATATTGATCGTTTGTGATTGATTGCGTGTGTAAATGCGTCTAATTGATAATCTCGTATTTTCATTGATTTAGTTAAAATTTTGTCAACAAACTTGGAAAAATCATCCCTAGCAAGAGCACCAGGGGTTTTTTCCACACCTTCGTGTATGGTTGTACCCCCTCGATTTTGCATAAAATAGTCAACATAGGGTAGTAACCCATAATATAACTTACCTGTTGCTTTTGAAAATAATCTTATCTTACCGTCCCAACGCTTTGCACGAACACTAGGCATGAAAGAAGCACCGGGTACTTGAAAGGTAAAAAACTCTGACAAGTCTTGTAACAGACCTAAGTCTTCACTAGTACACTTAATGTATGACTCGTTATACTTTGTTATTTTTAATTCGCTCATTTAATTCTTCATATGATATATTAGTCCAATTTTTTCTTTCGTCTAATTCTTCTATGTTTTCACCTACATGTATAAATTCATGTTCGTCATATTTGTTTAATAATCTTTTAGTGTGATATATCCAATTTTGAGGATCAATCGCTTGTGCTTTTGGCCCCACGTACCCTTTTGTTCCCTTGTATATGTTGTTTACTTGTTTTGATTTTGAGTGATAATCGTAACCTATCAGATATATTTTTTTGTCCACATCCGCTGCCATCATTGCAATTAAGACACCTGCGTTTGTTTTCTCTTTCTGATACTTGCCCAATCCTACTACTTTGTCTTTTTTCTTTGTCCATGTTATTTTATATCCTTCTTGATCTTCGCCAAAATGTAACTTGAAATCGTCTTCATGCCAGTCTTTGTTTTCTTCACGAAACTTTCTAATTAGGTCTACGTTATTTGCCCAACACACAAAAAATTTTTTCTTTTCATCTTTCCAAACCCACTCGTCAGTATATTCTTTAGGGTCAACATTACCTATAAATTTTGTTGCTGTTTCAGAATGAAATAACTTATCATATAAAGAAGCAGGATTTTTTTCCCACTCTTTTAAATATACAAGATTATCAAATGCATAACCACTACGATATATTTCATGACATATATTAAAATCCATTGCAACTAAAACATCAGGTGCAAAATCTCTATACAATCCGTTACAACCATATGTTTTACCAAATGGTTTTAGATTATACAAATCAAAGTCTTTTCGACTTTCACCATTACCAATACAGAATATCATTAAAATGCCTCGTAGTTTATATTAATGTTTATTTTTGATGAATGATCTGTTTGACTAACTGATCTATGTGATAAACTACCATCAAATATTAATGCATTATTTTCAACAGCATTAAATACAGCACCATTTTCAAATTCTGTATATCCATTATTTGTGTTAATTGATAACAAACAAACCTTATGATCTTCGTGTTGGTCAATATGATATGCACTTTTGAATTGTTGATTTTGATAAGGATATAAATTTACCTTCACTCGTATTAAATTAATTGATTTATATATTTTATTAAATCTCTTAATAATAGGTTGTAAAACTAAATGATTTAATTGATCATTAGCAACTATATTACTTTTTACAACCAATAAATGTGTAAGTAAACAACCTAATGTTTTTTCATCTTTTACTCCCACACTAGGCTGTCTGAAATACGGAAAATACGCTGACATTAAAGTGTCTTGTATTTCTTTAAAGTTTTTATTAGGTAAAAATTTATTATATTCGTCCATTACATACTGCCCATAGTAAATTTTTTCCACTCTATGGCGTTCTTAATTTGAAATGTGCGATTGTTTATTTGTTTGAGTGTGTGTTCACAATAACTACAGATTTGTTTTAGATATTCGACTTTTTGTCTTTGTTTAATTATCTCATCATCAGCGTCAATAAATTTATCAACATCTTGTCGTAATACTTTGAGATCAAAGTTTTTGTCTTTGTACTCTTGTGGGTCTGCTTTACCTGTAAAGAATAACCATTTTTTTATGTGTAGTTTTGAATAGTCGCCTTCTGCCTTTTTCATCATTAAGGCATAAGTTGAATATGTTTTAAGATATTGAGAATGTAGTTGAGGTGTCTTTAGACTTTCTAAGTCTAGTTCAGTATCATCAATTGCCAAATCTTTTTCGGCCTGGGCCTGGAGTTCATCAAGTGTCATTATTTAATCCTTTTTAATATATAGTAAGTTTAAAATGGGGTCGTATAACTGTGTATCTTATACCCAAAACTTACTGTCGCTTGCAAATATTCAACGTCTGTGGCATTTTGATTGTATTCTAGAGCAGATAAACTTAGAGGGTAACAATCTTGAAAAGTTATCTCTACTAAAGGTGTATTTCTTGCTGATAGAATAATTAACTTACTATCAGAATATATAGCACCATCAGGTGTTGCACTAGTCACACTACCTGCATTGGTAGAATTATTTTGTTGTGATCTAGGCATTCTATCTGCACCGTCAGCAATCAATGCTCTGTATTTGTCGTCACTATCTGTTTGTGATAATCCCGCCATCCAATCATGCACACTACGATAGTTTGTCAAATCTTCATCTACAATAAATGTAATGTTCAGATTTTCAAAAGACAAGTCATTACCTGGTATTTTGAGATTTACAAGTCTAGTTGGTTGATTTATCTCTGTAAGAGTAATACCTGGTATATTCGCTTGAATACAGTTAAACTCTACTCTAGGTAATTTAGTTGTTTGAAATTTAAACTTCGTAGGATCTGCATAATCTAATCCAGTTCCACTTGGTTGTTTTGCTGCTAATGTTGCGTCTGTCATATTAGTATTTATAACCAAAAAAAGGGGGCATAATCGCCCCCTCTTTAAATCTCCAGTATGGAGGTGAAATTACATTAAGTTTGTAACTTTTACCATTCTGTAGTAAATGTTTGCTTGATCTGTTCCTACGTCAGTAGTTTGAGCAGAACTTTCCGCAAATGGGTTTCTAATTAGACCATATCTAGTTTTGAAACCAATTTTTGGTTGGAATGTATTCTCACCAACCGCTCTCACCATTTGTAGTGGAACGTATGGGCAATAGAACATACCAGCATCATAAGGTGAAGTACCTTTATAACCAATTACAAAGTATTGAGCCGTAGTGTTGTTAGACGCATATGGATCAATGTAAACTTTGTATTTACCGTTTAGAGTACCAGCAAAAGTATTACCAGTATCGTCAACGTTTAGGCTATTGTTAAGAGCAGGAGCGTAATCTAATACACCCGCCATTTGTAGTGCTGAAGCAACGTCAGATGAACAAATAATAATATTACCTCTTCCTCTTCTTGTTTCTTGTGCAATTACGTTAGCGTCTCTCTCAACTTGGAACATAAGACCTTTGAATTTTTCTACTGACCAACGACCGTTAGAGTCTGTATCTAAATCAAAAGTACCTGATGTAGTTGTGTTTTGGTTAGCACCTTTTTTCGCTTTTTCATAAATTGTTCTTACTACTTCTCTGTTGATCTCTGCAAGGATCTCAGCAGATAGGATGTTAGCCAATTCTGTTTCAGCGTCTAAACCGTGGATAGCTTTTAAGTCTTGAGCAAGTTCCATTGTGTATTCTGCTTTTAACTGTCTAGTTTTAGCAGTAACAGTAGATTTCTCAATACTAAATGCCATTTCAGCGAAAGATGAACTTGCTTCAGCAGTTGCTGTTGCAATACCAGTACCAGCAGTTACACTAGTTGTAGTATCGTTCATTAACCCTGGATTTAGTGTCGCACTATGAGTACCAGTTCCAGAGAAATCTGAATCTGCTTCATTGAATAGCGCTTCTGTGCCTGAGTTTGAAGTAAATCTGCTCTTCATTGCGAAGATAAGACCAGTTGGACCAGTCATTGGTTGTACACCACAGATGTCGTATGCGATAAGATTAGGCATTGCTCTTCTTACGAGTGATATTAAAATCGGGTCCCAGTTAGCTATCGCTGAACCAGTTACGTTTGCAATTTCACCCAAGAACGCTTGATCTTCTTTCGCAGCTTTTTCTTGGTTTTCAAGAATAACAGCAGTTACCGCTCTTTTGTAAGGGTTATCTATTTTTGGTAGATCACCGTGCTCAAGTACGGGTTGCCATTTTTCCTGTAAGTTTTGTGAATTAAACATTTGTTTATTCTCTCCTTTTTCTTACTATTGTTTGTTGTAGATGTCTCTACTTTGTCCCCTACTGATTGCAGCCGCATAACGAGACATGCTATCAGACATATCCGCTACTATGTTACCATCATTGGAATCTTTTATTGTGTCAACATTTTCAGTTGACGCTGGTGCTTCTTTTGCTACGCCAAAGTAACTTTCTTTAATTGTAGAAAGTTTTTTAGAGTATGCGTCTGCACCTTCGAATGCTACATCTTCTACTAGAGATTTCATTTTTTCTTTTTCAGTATCAGCCATGCCGTCTACTGCACTTTCAAAAATTTCGTCTTTAGTGTAACCTTCGATTAACTTTTTGTCAGCTACTGCCTTCTCAGTCATTTCATTAACTTTAGATTTCATTTCTTCTAGTTCTTTTTCTTTCGATTCTAGAACGTCATACTTTTCATCTGGAACGTCAATGTAATGATCTTCGAATAGAGTTTTAAGACCTGCAATGAAATCCTCTGCGATTTCGCCCTTGATACCTTTTTCGATAGCAAGCTCGTTATCAGTCATCCATTGTTCTACAACATAGTTTAAGTAGTTATCAACTTTTACAGTTAATTCTTCTTTCACAGTTTCTTTTGCTTCTGCTAACTCATTTTCGTATTCACCTTCTAATCTTACGATTTCAGATTTTACTTTTGATTTTACAGCAGCTTCAAAGATTGTTGCAGCTTTAGTTTTAAACTCTTCCGACAATGAGTCATCACCAGATACAAGAGCGTTAACGTCATCAGAAACATCAATAGATTTTACTCTATTTTCTACTGCTTCTTTATTAACTTTCTTTTCTTCTGCTGGATCTTCATCATCATTTTCATCAGACTCACCATTCATTGCAGCCATCACTTTACCATATGAAGCAGCGATATCCGCTTTCTTCATTTTGTTCATGCTGTCATACATTGCTTGGATCATACCTGATTTAGTTTTAGGCATTTCAGCTTCTTTAACTATTTCTTGTTCTGACTCGTCTTCCGCTTCTTCTTTCACTTTTGCCATTGGCTCTGGTGAAGCGGCACCTTTCGTAGGCGCTGAAGAATCTTTTTTCGCTTTTTTTGCGTGATCAGTTGATGAAGACTTAGCGTCTGGACTAACTACTGCTGGTCCTCCGTCTTGTACTTCACCATCTGCTTTTACCATAGGTTCTGCTTTACCAGATCCTTTAGTAGGTGCGTTAGCGACTTCTTCAACTCCCTGAGGAGTTTCAACGATATCATTCTCGTTTTTGATTTCGTTTGTCATTTGTTATATCTCTCCTAATTTCTATAGAAATTTTGCGTAAAACTATTTATCTTTTTGTAAGTTTTTGCATAAAGTTTTCAAAAGCATTTGCTTCTGCTCTAGCATTTCTTTCTCTAGTTTCACGGTTGATTTGCTCTTGGATTTCAGATACTTCCTTTTCTTTAAGTAGTCCGTTGTCCCATATCCACTCTTTACCTTCCATTACGCCGTTGACGAATGCTTGAGGTGCTGACGGATCTGCGACAATATCGGCAGCAGTTGCTAAGTAAAAGTCTGATTTTACATAGTTTGTGCCACCCTTATTCTCCAGAGAACCCATGCCTCTAGAAGAAACTCCTAGTTGTGCGCCTTCATCTATTAAAGATTTGACGATTTTACCGTAAGGTGTATCAGTCACTTTTGCTTCACCTATGTAATTACCTTTGTTATCAGGTTCTAATCTAGTGATTAAGTGTGATACTCTCTCTAAATTTACAGTTGGTCCATCAGGATGTCCTAATTCACCAAATGCTCTCTTACGATTTATAAATTCTTTTCTATAACGATTTACTTCATTTTCAAGAACTTCTTGGGGATAGACACGACCATTTCTATTTTTGATGTTCGCTTGCATAAAGATACCACGAATATAGTGCTTCTTACTGCCATCACCCTTGTCCTCAACAATGTATTCGCAATCGTTGATTTCTTCTCTTATTAGTTTCATTTCTTCCCCTATGTTAGTAATTATTTATCTACCTAACCTCTAAAATCACAGTATAACTGTCATTTGATACGAAGTTGTGCGTAGAAAACAATATGTCTCCTGTTGGCGTACCAGCATTGTTTGCTATCTGTATCGCCGGTGTTTGTAAATCAATCGTTCCTTGACCTGATAGAAATAATGCTGACGCATTTGTTGTACCGTCAAAGAGTATTTCAACGGACCCCTTAGGATCCGTTGTGTTGATACTATAAATTACTCTTGCAATTTTAGTAGATGATGACGCATGATTTAATGCGCTTGCGTCTACCTTCGTTACAAGACTTTCTCCTGTGCCGTCTGAGAAGTTTGTAAACTTCATAACGGTTTTAGAACCAGATACGTCTGCTATAGTTTGTGATGTAACTGTATCAGCCATTATCTTGTTTGTCCTGAGAAGTCATAACCTTTTGCTTTTGTTACTTCAATTATTATTGTGCCTGTAACAGCACTCGCATTAGTGATTAAGATATCACCTGTTACGCCAGAACTCTCTGGATTTGTGATCAATGGTTGTTTACCATGAAACCCATACTCACCACTACCATGTATCGATATAGCATGGTCGTTTGATGAAGCGTCAAATAATAATGCTATGTCACTTGTTGCCGCTGTTGTGTTCCATTTAATACTTCTTATGTGTAGTGTTGGGTTAGATGAGTGCCCTCTTAATGCACTTGCGTCAACACATACTACGTTTGAGTTAGTAGCATTGTTAATCTCAAACATTCTTACTGTTCTTGATTCACTATCTACTAAATTTCTTGCGTTTACTATTGCCATTTTTACTCTCCTTTATATGGTTAGACCTGTTTCTTTTGCGAAATAGGTTTCAATGTCTTTTGGTTGTACCTGATGTTTCTTTGCAATGTCTTTCATTATCTTAGGAAACATAGTTAAAACCTTTTGAGGTGCCTTTGACATCATGCCAAAAACATCATCAACTGCCTTCTTAACTCTAGGCGATAACTTCTTATAAGTCAAAGAACGTTTGTGTTCGTCTTTTTCTTTAATCGTCAATCTCAGTTGATTGAGTGTTATCATC